ATATAACTTAATGTCCTAAAATGTAACATTTATGTAACATTAGTGTATAAATACTAATATGCAAAAATATTTAAAATTAAAATTTAAACAATTTCACAAATTCATGAAATCAGGTAGGATTCATAAGGTCTGTAATACAGCCTTCGATTAATCTTTATTACTGTTTCCAATATTATATTTAGGACATAGTTCCCACTGACTTTTATCTTTAAAAGGTATAACCTTTATTTGTCTTAGAGGAGCTATATCTTTTGCTGATTCTGGAGTATTAATTGATATTAATCCCCAATCAGCAAGTAATACCGCAATAGTATTACGTCTTTGAACGTCATTTTCTAGTAAATTACTAGGCTTTCCGTCCAATAAAAATAATTCTTTGAAATGCACAATAAAATATCTTCCTTGTTTGTGCAATATATGACATGACTGAAATAACTTATTATCTCTTCGTGAAGCAACACCAATTCTAGTTAGTGTTTCTCTTACTTTAAGAAAGTCATCAGGCTCGTTTAGAGTAATTTCAAGCATCATATCTGGATGCCAATTACTTATTTGATTTTGTTCTTCCACCTTTATAAATCCTTTTTTTCAAATCTTCAATTTGATTAATATTTAATAATGATAAAACAGATTTAGCTTTTTCATCACTATATCCATAATATTCTTTAAGAGTATTAATGTTTTCATCTTCAGTAGATTTAAACCACTTAGAAAACCTTTTCTTCTTTCTAATTATATTTATAAAAAAATCAAATTGAAGGCGGCCATCTAAATGATGGTATTTATTCATTTCATTGGCGTATAGAACAGTGTCTGAAAAGTATGATAACCCACGATTAACCATAAAGGAATTATATCCCTTTTCAGCTATATCATCAACCATAATATCTTTCTTGGTTGTATTGATAGCATTTAAATAATCAAAGGGATTCATCTTCTCCATACCTGCCACGTGTTTCATTACCATCATAATTAAGTTCAGTTAATGCTTTTTGTTTCATTTTAAAATCAAATGCGTCATCAACTTCGTTTCTATATTTTTCTTTATACTTATTTAGTTCTTCTGTTAGAACTCCAATTCTAGAATATGCTGTTTGCAATTGCCCTTGTAATTCTTTTACTGTTGCTTCTAAAACTTGTGTGTTATTCATTTGAATTTTACTCCTGCCATAACTTCTGTTAAACATGCTACTGTGTTAAGTTCATGATCTGCAACGAATGCATTTTTATATTGATAATCCGCCAATATGAGAACTAACTGCGGTATAGAAGCTGGTTCAATATTATCATTCATATTATCATATATTTTTCGATACAAAGCTACTGGTTCGCTATCCATATTTTCAGCTACCCATTTACGAACTTGTTTAAAGTTTTTTTCTTTTAAGAATGATACGAGATTATTAAATGAAATATCAGATAATTGAACAAGTATTCCGGAATCGATTGTACCACCAATAGAATACCTTTGAAGTTCATTGATAACTTTACGCCAATCAGGCATATATTTCATAATTAGTTCAGCAAGTACCGGATGCTCGTAAGTAATTCCTTCATCATCCAAAATTAGCATTAGACGAGCCATCATAACTGAGGCAAGTCTTTCAGCATCTTTTTTTGGAATATTAAATTCGATTGTTGTACAACGAGAATGTAATGGTTCAATAATTCGATTTTTAAAATTACATGTTAAGATAAACCTACAATTAGAACTAAACTCTTCAATAAATCCACGAAGTGCTGGTTGAGTAGATTGAGGATTTAAATAATCAGCCTCATCTAGTATTACAACCTTATATCCACCTTGTAAAGAAACTGTAGAAGCAAAGTGTTTAATTTTGTTTCTAAGAGTATCGATGCCAGATTCTTCTGATCCATTAATCAATAGGTAGTCTAAATCGAGTTCATTACATAATGCTTTTGCTGCAGTGGTTTTACCAGTTCCAGCTGTGCCCGTTAAGAGCATGTTTTGCATTTCCCCTTGTTTTAATACCTTTTGAAAATTTTCTTTTAACTCAGCAGGGAGTACACATTCATCTATTGTTTTTGGCCGGTACTTTTCAACCCATAAAAATTCTTCCATTAAAGTACCTCCCAACCTTCGACAGTATCTAATCTAAAAGCTCGCCAGGCATTTTTATCTAATGACCAAACTGGAAATGCTTCCATTTCATTACCGGTGTAATCCATTTTCATGGTAACACCATTGGCTTCTAATACTTGTGGGTTGAGAGTACAGGGCATAATTCGTAATTCCCCTGTGTCTATTTTTCTAAATGATACTGTTACTGTACCTTTTCTAAGTGCTTTGAGCAGATTTGCTCTTTCCATATTTCCCATAATAACTCCATAATAAAAAAAGAGAGGGAGCATGAAGCTCCCCTCTGGTTATGCGTCAGCGTCTTCTGCTGGCGCTTCCTCAACTACAGGAACTTCACCTTCTGGTGTATCACCATCTTTAGGTTGGTTCGCTTCGAGGAACTTTGAGACTCTAGATCTAAGTCCGCCAACTGCTTCCAGTTCTTGTCCTTCAAATCCGCCACGTCTTGATACTAGATCGATGATCTGTACCACAGTAGCTATATCCCCAAGAGTCAATTGAGGTGCTGCTTCTTCAGCAGCTGCTTTTACTTCTTCAGCCATTTTTTTCTCCTTTGCAAAGTAGACTAATTAAGGAAGACCGATAATTCGCATCTTCCACCTTATCCCCCATAATATTTATGAGAAATTTTTCTTGTATAATATATTTATACATGAAACTCGCTTGTTTTTTCTAAAGCAATAAAATAATTTACTGGAGCTGAACGCGACACGTTAGTCCAATTACTTATTAATTTAGAAGAAATGCTAACATAGTAATCACCAGATAGTAATTTTAAATTAGCAATATTCAAAACAAATTTAAATTCATTTTTGCATTCATTTTCAGTATCTAATTCCATAGAAAATGTATTTGCAGTTGAATCTCTTTCATCAAGCACAGTTGCAGTTATGGTACCATCATTACCAGTAAGTACTAGTTCTGAATGGCCAAGGACAGCTGCTGCTTTTCGAATTTGATCTAATATAGATTCAGTAAGAGAAATACCAAACTCACATTCAGGCATATTAATGTCTTTTTGTGGAGTTGTAAGAATTTCTGGTTCTGAAAAATAATATTTGATCTTTGATCTATTGTCGCCAGTACTACTAATTGTAGTAAACTTATCATCAAAGCTTAATTCAGCTGGCGATACTAGATTCATAACCGATAAGAATTCGTTTAAGTCATAGACTCCAAATTCTTGCGGAAAGTCTTCCACTATTTCTGCTGAAGCCATAATGTTTTTTGCTTCTGAGATCGTTTTAAGTTTTTGCCCAGGACTAATCACAATGTTTGGATTAATCGAGGCAAAGTTTTTTAACACATCAAGTGTTTCATCAGATATATTCATCATCATTCTTCCTCAAGATTAACTTGGCGGTCATCATGAACGCTAAGCATAATTATAGTATAATGGAGTACTTTCATCAAATCAGCTCGATTGTATCCATTCTTTTTTCCGTATCTTTGTGCATATTTTAATATATTTCCGATACAAAACCCTTCACCATGGCCACAATCAACAATAAATTCAGTAGATTGAAATTTATTTTTTGAATAATGACCATCATATGTTTTAGTTATATAGGCAAGGAGCTGCTCACACAACTCCTTTTCGTTAAATTTGTAATTAATCTGACTCATCAAACTCCTTAGGACCAAAGTCCTCTTCATCGTTAATAAAACTGAATTCAACTCCTGAATCAACTTTAGTGTATAGATCCAGGAAAGCATCTTTAGTATCATCATCAAATCTAGCGATACAAAGATTAATAGCTTTCATTCTATCATTGAAAATAGAATAAGTTTGTACTATATGGCAAAGCCTTCTAGTTGAAATAACTTCATCAACGCCATCATCAAAGAAAGTTTTTCTGATAATATCAGCCCAATCAATTAGTTTATCAGTAAATTCTGAAACATCTGAATTGATATCCATTCCAAACTTTTCGAAATGCTTAATAACAATCTTTTTCTCAACTGCTTGAGAAGGATAGTTTTGATCAATAGAAATAGTAAACCTTTCAAGGAAAGCTTCATCAATTATTGAAGCAGCTGTAAACCTACCATCTTCTGAACCCTTACCTTTAGTATTAGCAGTAGCTATAATGTTAAATCCTGGTGCAGGTTCTACAACTTCTCCAGTCTTTTTAACAAGTACTGGCTTACCTTCAAGTATTCCTTGAAGACACATGATTTTATTTGTAGCTCTATCAACTTCATCAAGAAGAAGAATTGCGCCATTTTCCATAGCTTTAAGAACTGGACCTTTGGAGAATACTGTCTCTCCATTTATTAGTCTGAATCCACCAATCAAATCATCCTCATCGGTTTCAGGATTGATTTGAACTCTTATGAATTCTTTACCAAGCTTTGCACAAGCTTGTTCAACCATAAAGGTCTTTCCATTTCCAGATAAACCAGAAATATAGATAGGATAAAACATTTCAGATTGAAGGACTTTCTTAACATCTGAAAATGGACCCCATGCTACAAAGGTTGGATCAACTTTTGCAAAATTCTTTTCGTTATTAACAACAGATTGTGGAGCCATGGCTACTACATTATTTAATGTTGGTTGATTGACTACAGTTTCTATTGGTGTAATCATTTGAGAAAGATCATACGTACCTCTACGAATTTTGGTAGCAGTATTAAAGATTGGATTCCAATCCTTACCGGTATAACCTAATGAAACTGCAGCATCTTTAACTTCTGCAGTTCTAAATTCCTGTTTTCCAGGAAACCTTGAGGCCAATTCCTCTAGGATTTTTTGACTTGAAATTTTCAATTCACTCATAATATAGACTCCTTATCTAATTCAATTTAATATATGTATATTCTATCACAGTTTTCAGTAAATGTAAAGGCTTTTTTGCATTTATTTTCACTTTTTTTCATATTATTTTGTTATATAAAACTTAATTTTTATAATGGTGCGTCAGCGTCACTTTTTATAGAGAAGCAAGGGGTTAACCTTGCTATATTCACGCTATGCTACAACTCCACCTAACTGTTTCATCAAAACCTTTGAGTTTTGCTTGCTCTTAGAATACTTTTTAAAGGTATTCCTAATTTGAGCAGTTGACATATTATCTGTTTCAAAATTTTCAAAATCATCTGACTCAACAGCTAGATTTTTACCTGGCTTAATCATAAAGAATTTATCATATCCTAAAACTTTATCTGCAATAGAAACTTTATTTTTAGTATATTGCTTTTGCATATTTTTGTAAAAATTCGAATCTGTGCTGATCCACTCATCACCATTGATTTGGGCAATTTTACTTTTCCAGTCTCTAGAATCTTGAGCAATAAAGAATCCAAGAGTAGTTACACCATACCTTTTTTGAAGATTATCAAGCAAAGAAGTAGTAGCAGAAGTTCTTCTTCCTTTAATTACTACTTTTTTATTATCGATGATAGCATTGATATTTGTTTCGCCCCAGTAAGTAGATTCTGTTTCAGCATGGTGATCAGCTAATTTGTAATCCCTAACAACTTGCAAATTATTCGAATCTCCATCGGAAAGAACTACTAAGTTCATTTTTTCAACACCATGTTTTTTAATAAATTTCTTTACTAAATGATGAGCGACTATTAAAGAAGCATTAAGTGGAGTAGATCCATACTCTTCACATCTTGCAATAATGGCATCATCAGAATACCAATTATCATCCCAATTTCTCCTTGCTCTACTTTCAGAAGTAAGTTTTCTCATATATAAATGTTTTAAAGCTTCTTCATAATGAGCTTTACTTAAAGATGAAGATATCAATTGTGGCATACTCATAGAGTCAAAATCAATTTCACCATCTTTCATTTTATATCCAGAAATGTCTTCATCTCTCCATCGAGTTGTAAATGCGTATACATCAAATGGAATATTAATAGCTTTGCAAAATGTAACTAAATGTATCAATTGATCGAGTACCTGAGACATTGTTGAAGCCATTGATCCGGAATAATCAATCAACATAATCATTCCATGATTCTTAGCATTTGCTAAACTAGTAACTCTTTTAAAAATATCATCATGCGTTTTATAAGCATGTAATGAATTGACATCCAATATTCCAGTCTTTCCAGTTGTAGCTCTTTGCCACTGGAAAGCTGCCTTTTTCATTTCAAATTCTTTTACTGCTATATTAGTAGCTTTTTTAACACCTTTCATATAAGAAGCATAATCTTGTAAAATATTAGCATGATTTTCTTTGATATAATTATCTTGATTATCAATAACTTCTTGTCTTAAAACTCTTAACTCTGAATAAGGAACTACACTTGAAGTAATAGTTTCTTTACCTCTATCTCTTGCAACAAGAGTTTGATCACCTTTTTCATTAGTTTCTAGTAAACGTTTTTCAGAATCTCTGAAAATAACATCAGTTAAAGATATATCTGCTTCTTTAGGCTCCGGAGTTTTAGAAGCTGTTTTTATTTGATCAATTTCTTCTTTTTGATCATCACTGGAATCTTTCGATTCTTCTTGTCCGTTGCTACTTCCATCTGCATTCTCTTCAGTTTCCTCTGATGAGTCCTCTTCGTCACTGTTTTCTCCTTGTGGTTTTTGGTAATCGTCGTGACCTTGTGGTAAATCAGAGCCATCTGATGCATCATCTTCTTGGCTTGAGCTTTCAGTCTCATCCGTGGAGCTTGAACTTTCAGCTGGCTCTGGTTGTTGAATTAGCTCAGGTGTATTATCCTGAGTGTATGCTAATATGTCTTTAACCACTTCTAATACTTCTTCAAATGTTTCAGTATTCATAGTTCTATTATAAAGTGTAGCTTCTTCTGTATTGAAAGGTACATCAATAAGAGTTTGAAGTTTTGCTTTAAGATTAATCTTATCTATAAGCTTAATATTGTCCCAATCCGGATTATTAATATCACCAAAAAATTCGTCATTTGATAAAACCTTGTATCCTCTAGCCATTGGACCAACTAAGCCTGGATATGCTCTTCTAATTAATTTTTCAATTCTAGCATCTTCGACAACATTAATATAAGATCTAGGGCAACCTTCCAATTTTTCTGGAGTATCATGCCACCCTTCAAAGGGAGTAAATAAAGCGTGACCAACTTCATGACCTACTAAAAGATCATGTACATCTTTACCCATATCTTTCCACATAGGAAGACCTAGTGTTCTAGATTGAATATCAAACCAAGCAGTACTATAGTTTCCATATTGGACTTCAATATTCTCCTTGGCTAGTAATTTGGCGACTGTGGTATTGTGCATAATTAACTCCTTATTTAATTATTTAATATGTATATTCTATCACAGTTTTGCCGAAATGTAAAGGCTTTTTTTCATTTATTTTCACTTTTTTTCACTTTTTTTCATTAACGTGCCCTTGATTTCATTTCGATAGCCTTTGAAGCGCATTTTGGACATAGAGTCTTATTGTATATAAAGGCAAAATGCAATACTGGTCCAGTAAATTTA